GTCAGAATAGCCCCATGTACCCAATGTTGGTATCTGCGGTTATTGACAACATGGGTCTGGCTAATCGTGAAGAGCTTATGGCTCAGTTGGCTCAGGTTTCTCAGCCTGACCCCGCAGCACAACAAGCCGCTCAGCAGCAACAACAGCTACAACTTGCCGTTGCTCAGGCGCAGTTGCAATTGGTGCAGGCGCAGACGATGGAAGCACAGGCTCGTGCCCAGAAGTACACAATCGAAGCTCAGTTGGAGCCAGAAGTGGTTAAGGCTAAGATGGCAGCAGCTATCTCTACCAACCTACAAGCTGGAAACGCTGATGATGCAGAGTTTGAGAAGCGTGCAAAGATTGCCGATCTCATGCTGAAGGAAGCAGACATCAAGAGTAACGAGCGCATTGCAGTGATGCAGATGCAAAATAGGAAGCAATAACACTTGACAAAATTGTAAAAGTGTGGTATAATAGCAACATCTCTCCACGATATGAAAGGATAAAGAGATGGACAAAGAGTTACAAGATTATTACGAAACATTACTAGATTTGTTTTCCTCAAAAGGGTGGAAGCAATATATCGAAGACATCTCCGACAATATGGAAATCCTTCAGGATATTACTACCATTCCAGATGAAAAGCAATTCTGGTTCCGTAGAGGACAAATAGAAGCGGTACAGCGAGTTCTCTCTTACGAGTCAGCGATTAAAAACAGCTACGAGGACTTTGAGAGGGAAGTGAATGCCTAAACGCATCTATGAGTTTATCTGCGGAGATGACCACCTCACAGAGGCTTACATTGATTCTGAATTAAGAACAACCAATTGTAAGGTGTGTGGTCAACCTGCTATTCGTATTGTTAGCAAGCCGATGGTCAAACTTGAGGGCGTGACTGGAGATTTTCCCGGAGCAGCGATGCAATGGGAACGCAAGCGAAACGAGAAGATGGCGCAGGAAAGAAAGAGTGCCGCCGAATAGGCATAAGCACATAATTATATTCCACAATGCTTATTAGCACGGAGAGTTTAATGGCAACATTTATTGACGAAGGCTACGAAGAGCCACAAGAAGACGAAGAGTTTTCATCTATCGAGGATGAACAAGAACAGGATAACCCCACAGAGGAGCCTGAGCAACAAGACAACGAAGATGACATTCCTGATAAGTATAAGGGCAAGTCTGTTAAAGACATTGTTCGTATGCACCAAGAAGCCGAACGCGCAATCGGCAAGCAAGGGAGTGAAGTCGGGGAACTTCGACGAATTGTAGATGACTTTGTAAAAGCCCAAACCGTCACAAAACAACAACAAGCCCCAGAAGTCGAGGAAGAGGTAGATTTCTTTACCGACCCCGACAAAGCTATTGCAAGGGCTATCGAAAAGCATCCGAAGGTGCGACAAGCGGAAGAGCTGTCGGCACAAATGAAGAAGGCTGAAGCGTTAGCCAACCTGAAATCTGCTCACCCTGATTTTACTGAAGTCGTCAATGACGGTAGCTTCTCTGAATGGGTTAACAAAAGTAAGGTACGTCAAGAGCTATTTAGTCGAGCTGACCGCAGTTACGACTTTGACGCAGCGAATGAGTTGCTCACCACTTGGAAAGAACGAACTCAGGTGGTCAACCAGACAAAAGCAGTCGAACAAGTACAGCGTAAGCAAGCAGTTAAAAACGCATCCACTGGGTCATCCAAGGGAAGCGGTGAAACTGCAAGTAAGAAAACCTATCGCAGAGCCGACATCATCGAACTCATGCGTAAAAACCCTGACCGCTATGAACAGCTTGCTCCAGAAATTATGCAAGCCTATGCGGAGGGTCGTGTTAAATAATCATTCTGAAAGGTAATTTATAATGGCACTCGGAACTAATCACGTCACCAATACAACTGGTGCAACGTTTATCCCTGAATTGTGGTCTGACGAAATCATCGCAGCCTACAAGCAAAACCTCGTTATGGCAAACCTCGTCTCTAAGATGTCCTTCAAGGGCAAAAAGGGCGACACATTGCACATCCCTAAGCCCACTCGTGGCGCTGCCTCTTTGAAAGCTGCTTCTAACCAAGTTACGTTGCAAGCTGCCACTGAGTCAGAAGTCCAAGTGTTGGTTAACAAGCACTATGAATATAGCCGCTTGATCGAAGACATCACCGAAGTTCAGGCTTTGGCATCACTGCGTAAGTTCTACACTGGTGACGCTGGCTACGCTTTGGCTAAGCAAGTTGACACCGACTTGTTGCAATTGGGTCGTGGCGCTCAAGGTGGTAACGGTACTATCGCTTATGATAAGGCTGTTATCGCTTCTGACGGTTCTACCCTGTACACTGGCGCTAACGAAGCCGCTATCACTGATGCTGGTATTCGTAAAATCATCCAAACTTTGGACGATGCCGATGTACCTATGGACGGTCGCGTGTTGGTGTTGCCTCCTGTCGCTCGTAACGTGATGATGGGCTTGGCTCGTTTCACTGAGCAGGCTTTCGTTGGTGACGTTGGTGGTAGCAACACTATCCGCAACGGCGAAATCGGTAACGTCTACGGCGTGAAGGTTTATGTCTCTACCAACTGCGAGACTGCCACTGGTGACGCTCGTATCGGTATGATGTTCCACAAGGACGCTTTCGTGTTGGC